GCGTCTACGACCTTGTTGTTCAATCGCATACGAGTAAAGTGCTTTTTCATAAGCTCCTTGGTAGTATTGTAACATATCTTGCGGACCTTTCAAGTATCCATATGTATTTACCAGACAAGCGTACAAAAGTAAATCTTGATATTTATTTGACAGATAAGTTCCATTTGTAGCCGGAGCTGGTGTAGATGTAGTATCTGTTATTGTTTCTGGCTGTTTGTTATATGCCAGTGTAATTTCATAAGTTTTATCTGGTGTTGGAGCTATTACCCAAAACTCTTCATCCCAATTTGCATAATATTTTGGAATATCTACAGCTTGTGTTCCAGGTGTAGAATAATATTCTGCCATAAAGCTAGTGTCTCTTTGTTCTAAATAGAATTGATTTCCAGCTTCATCTTTAAATTGTACATATCTAATAAATCTTAAATCGTCTGGAATTGTAACATATCTATTTCCAACAATAGCATTTGAAGTTGCATAGAATCTATCTTGATCTGAATCAACTTCTCTATAAATTTTGTTTTCTGAATTTTTAATTATAGTATCAAGAACAGTGCTACTTAAAACAGTACTGCTTACTTCTGTATATGATCTTATATCATCTTGTAAATTTGTTAAAGTATATGCCATTATCCGTTTACTACCTCAAGTGTTACTGGTCCTGCAGAACAATTGTCCCCACCACCTTGTATATTACCTGTTGTTGCATTACTAGTGCTAGTTATATAAAAATAATTTATTGGAGTTGTTATTGAATCTGTTGTTGTTGCTCCTGTAACATTACCTGCAGAATCTATTTGACCTAATGTAATTGTAAATCCATTTGCATTATTTAAATCACTTACATTATCAAAAGTTGGAATGTTAGCAAACGATTGTAAATTTTTTAAATCTGCTTCATCTGCACCACCTGGTCCAGCAGAAGTTACAAGAGGAGGTCCTCTAAATCTTACAATGTCTCCAGCTTTTCTTTGATGGTCTTCTGAAAAAACATTTACATAAGTTGTGCCACCATAAATAATAGATGTAAATGGATTGTTACCTAAAAGTATTAAACTTGTTTTAGATGCTGGTTGTGGTCTTGGATTGTATAAAGCTTGTGGATCAGAGCCAACTGGTTTTGGTTCAAGTTGTGGTTGTTTTGGTTCATACTCTGAAGTGTGAACTAAAGATCCATTCCACTCTCTAACCATTTCAGTATATGGAAATGCCATTCCTGATCTATCAGAAATTGCTAATGATCTTTTACCTAATGCATACTTACCCATTATACACCATCTCCATAAAATGTTTGTGGTGATATAAAACTAGATGTACCTTGATTGTCTGCATCAAGTGCTCTTAACATTTCGCTTTCATATCTTCTTTCAAGTTCTCCAGATCTTTCTGGTGAAACTTTTTGACTTAAATAATATGCAAGACCCGAAATCATGCATGGATAAAATCTGTTAACTACATCTGATGTATTATTATAATCTCCTACATCTTGAATTTTTGATAAATAATAAAAACAAAATTGAAAACTACTTGGTGTAGTTGTGCTTGATACACTTGAACTTGGTGTTGCATATAAAAATATATTTGGATTTAATTGTCTTTGTACATAATATTGTGAAGGTGTACCTTTAGTTAATTTATTTGGTGTAGCTGAATAAGCAGATCTATCTATTTTTGTAAGTGCAATATCTACTGGTGCAGTTGTATCAGAATTATTTCTGTAATAAGCTTCTAATACAGAATCTATATCTTGTGGAAAATTTTCTGAATCAGATGCATAATTGTATTCTGCTTGTCCTTCAACTAATGGTACTTTAGCTAGTTTTACTTTCCATAAATGAACACCTCTATTACCCCATTCTTGAAACATTATATTTAATGATCTTCTTGCAGATCTTAATTGATAACCTGTTCTAGTTCCTAATACACCTGTTCTTTCATAAGCTTCTTCTATAATTTCATCTATTTGTGGATTGAATTCTGTAGTTTCTGAAGTAGGTGAAATAGTTTGTGCAGTATTACCCATACCGCTGTGAGCAGTACAATAATAAAATAATAGTGGAGCGCCAGTAGTTCTAACAGGAGCGACGTTAAAAGTTGTTTTTGCTCCTGCATTTCCAGGAACTCCAGTTGTAGTTACACCTGTAGTGTAAGCAACACCTGCTGGTGTTGCGTGTGTACCATTAGCAGTAGTTGAAAAAGCTATTTGGTGTGTACCATTGGTGCTATCAGACTGATCAAAGATGTAAGTATTGCCCTCTTGTAAATACAAGACAACATTAGCTTCTCCGTTAATATAAAATTTATTACCGGTACCATATTGATTAGTTCCCGTTGCTACGGTTACTTTATAAGTTATTGTAGCCAATTTAAACTCCTAGCCGTGTAACAATGTTACTGAAGTAGCTGTTGTTACAATCTCAAATTTTAAACTTGTAGATGCTCTCAAACCTGTTCCTGGAAACTGCATGTATTGAGTGTAACCTGTGGCATTAGTTTGAGTTGAAGCTGGAAATAAAAATTCACCTAATACAGTTGCATTATCAAGAATTTTAACTGTAGTTACACCTTGACCACCTTCTTTAGATACAAAAAGACCTAAAGCTCTACCAGGTGCTCCTGTTCCAAGTGCGTTATGAACAGCTACGGTTGAGGCTGTTGTTGATTTTATATCTACTGGATATGTACTCATTAATTTTCTCCTGTTAAATTTTGTGTGGGCCGAAGCCCACACTTAATTAGTTATTAAGCAGTTGGTGAATTTGATGATAAACCAAAAAACTTAAGTGCTAAAACACCACCAGCTCCAGCTGTTCCTGAAATTGTAACTTCAACTTCGTCTGCTGTTTCTGTAGCGGCTGTAGTAGTACCACCAGACATTCCTAAAACTCCATTACAAGGAAAAAATCCTTTGAAACCTGTTGAGTTCATAGCAACAGTAATACCATCAACAAATCCATCTGGATCTGCATCTGTACCAATGTCAACTAGGTTAACTGCGTTTGCAGTTGCACCTGTCATAGTTACTGCTACTCCCATCGGTATAAAGTTTGATGGAATTGCAATTGATGTTTCTTTGTGAGCTGTCCCTGATGCAGCAATCGTAATTGATGTGCTGTAAGTTGACAGTTTCATATCACTTGTTATAGCACCAGTGCTAGAGTTTTTGATGATATCATCAAAACCATTCTCTGATCGTACTGGTCCTGTGAACGTAGTATTTGCCATAATTATATCCTCCTAGTTTTTCCGAATACTGTCTCTAGGCCGTCGACTATACTCGTCAGTATTCTAATTAATTGTATAGTGATTGATTTATATACTAGTTTTTAGTGGAGTGCAAGAGAGCCTACGGTATTTATGCATTTCAGCGATGTAGCTTTTGATTAAGTAGCTACAGAAACTTGTGGAGCGACATCTTCAATTTGATTCTGTCTATGTGCAATTTGAGCTTCCTCCAACTTGATCTTGGTAATGACTTCTTTAATTTTGTCATCAATTTTGACCATGTCAAGAGTGTACCTACCATTATCTAGGTGCTCCTGTTGCCACTTCAACTCCAAGGACTGTTTTTGTTTGTACAGGTCCTGTATCATCAATAACCTCCTCATAAGTTATTCGATTTGTTCTCGGATCATAGCTTTCTCCGAGATACTCCCATTTTACACTATCTTCTCCCAGTTTGTCAAGTATTGCTTTTTCTACACTTTCTACAGTGTTTTCAGCATGCTCAATTTCAAATTTTGCATGATGATTATAAGCCCAGATAGTGATTAGAGTTTTTTTCATTTACACACCTTTATATGTAAAAAGGGGCCGAATTGTGTCCGGCCCCTTTAAAATTATTGATTACGTAGCGTTTGAACCAAAGATACCTCTTGGATCAGAAAATCCAAAAACATATCTTTCTCTAGCTTTGTATCTAACGTTTCCAGTATCAAAGTCACCTTCCATTGAAGTTTTGATAGGTGATCTATTGAAATGTTTTAGACCATTAGGCACATCAGTTTTAATGAAGAATTTCTTCGCAGCAGTTAAGTAGTTATTTACTACATATCCACCAGAGATCATTCCCATATTTCTGATTGCGTTAATGTCGTTATCAGCAGTACCT